TACCTGTCTATCTGTTCCATAGTCACGAAGCCCCCAGTAGGGAGGCGAGGTAACCACACAATCCACGAACTCGTCCGGAAGTGTCTTTAATACAGAAAGGGAATTACCCTGATATATTACGTTTCTTTCATTATCTCTACGCATTTATTGTAACATTTTTCCTTATCGTGTACACAGTTCAGTTCTATATACTTTTGAATGACCTCTTTCAAGTCAAGTTCGCCAGTAAACTCCGATTTAGCTACCTCTTCAAATACCTTATGCTTTATTTCTATCTTTGCTTCCAAAGCCCCATTTTGAAGCAACGTCTCTTTAACGCTCCGGGCCTCGGCCGCGTCTATAAACTGGTTGGATATGAACCTTACGAACTTGCCTTTTACGTCCTCTTTGGGGTCTATAACCGTCTTATAGAGCTCATAATTTGGGTTTAGGACGAGTTCCAGTGAGTTATCTTCGGCATTCCAGATGGTTATACCCTTTTCCGAGAACTCCTCACCAAAAGACAGCTGGACGGGGCTTCCTACATATAGGATATTGCCTATTTCCTGCCTTTTATGGTAGTGTCCAAGAAACACCCTATCGAACTTGGATAGGGTATCATTTGATACCCCATCTCTATCAGTTATGTTATATAAGTCATTAGTTACCGCTCCAGATATGCCACAATGTGCGAGTAATATGTTTTTCTTATTAGGGGAAAGGTCTATATCTGAAACTAGCTTCACAAACTCTTCGTTTGTCTCTACGTTTGGAACACATACGAAGTTAAACCCATCTCCGGCTATGGTCTTTACCTCGCTTATTATTATGGAGTGTCGTTCAAAGGGTCTTATAGAGGTAACAGAGAAGTCTGTCTCCTTATAATACCTTTCGTGGTTTCCGAGCAGTATAAATACCTTTATACCGGCGTCGTATAGTTTGTTTAAAATGTCTATGGCCCTATTAAGAGCCAATATATCCATTCTGAATCTAGAGTTAACAAAGTCTCCTAATATAATAAGGTGTTTTATATTACGGGACACAAGAGTATCTACTACCCAATCAAACGTACTTATGACGTAGGGTAGATTCTTGTTGTTCTCTATATGTGTATCAGCGATTAGGGCGTATTGGGTTTTTGGTAGCATCTTCCGCGTCTTTTGCCAGTCTTGGGTTAATCTTACTAAGCAATTCGGCAGCCTTGTCCATTGCTGTTCGGAAATCTTTAATAGCCTGCTTTTTCGCAGTATCAGTGTCTACTACTTTTTCGTCGTCCATACTCATCTTATTTAGTCTCTGCTTTTGCTATATCCATAAGGATCTCATAAAGGATGAGGTATCCTATTAAATCCCTTACGGAGTCTTCGTGCTTAAACTTATGGTCTTCCCCTAATGTATTGTTCTTTATGCGCTTGAGCTTATCGTCTATACGAAGCTCAACCTGCTTTATAGGGTCTAAAGCAGAGAACACGTTAATCGGCTCAGCTATGGAATTGCCATAGCTCTTGTTCTTTTCCAACAGCATCTTGGCTATCTCAAAGCACTTACCTTCTATCTTTTTCCTCATTTCCTCTTGTGTCATATTTTCCCCCTCATACATATTAATATAAAAAAGTGTAAAATTTTACAGACTTTCGTATTAATATAGTTGTGGACAGGAAAAGCAGTTAACCAAAGGGAGGTAACAAATGAAGTTTGAAGTGCTAATGAATAGGGTTGAAATGGCAAATACGTCGAAGCTGATAAACGAGGCTGTCTTTGACGAGCAGTTGAAGTTCGCCGTAACCAACGAATCTCATTCGGTTGTGGCAGTAGCTAACACAGATAAAGGGGTAGGTCTTCCGGAAATAGGCGTGTTTGACCTGGGCCAGCTTCTCAAAACAATGCAGTATGTTTCCACTTGGGTTGATGACCTGAGCAAGATAGATATATCAATAGACGTAAATCGTCTTATGTTTTCGGTAGGCAGAAAGAAGATGAAATTCCTCCTGTCAGATCCGAAGACCATATCGTCAGTAGTCACCGAAAGAGTTCCGGGGTTCCTAGAGAAGGTCCGCAAAGAGGAAGCCTTGAGCATAAACCTTACAAATGTTGTAAGAAACGACTTTCTGAAGTCAATACAGCTTATATCTCCTAACACTGTTAACTTCTACAACGAGGGTAAAGACCTGTACGCATTAGTCGGTTCTGAACAGGAACATAATGCCATTATGCCACTAGGAGAAGTAAAGGACATCGGCAAAAAGGTGCAGGCTCTTACAGATGCAAACCTATTGAGCAGTGTTCTCCAAACCATATCCGGCACACCGGACGTTACACTAGAGGTCAGAAATGACACTCCGCTTATGTTCGTGCTGACGGATTACCTTTATATAGTATCAAACAAATAGAGGGTTAAATGAATAAAAATAATCTTTGGGTAGAGAAGTATAGACCTACTTCTCTTGAAGAACTTGTGTTAGATCCCTTACATAAGGATATAATACATAAGTTCGTAAAGGAGAAGAGCATACCTAACCTGCTCCTGTCTGGTGGGGTAGGAACTGGTAAGACCACCATATCCAAGATACTTATAGGTACGATAGACTGCGACAGCCTGATACTTAATGCGTCCAGCGATAGGGGTATAGATATCGTTAGGAACAGAATTCAGATGTTCGCGTCTATGTCTTCCTTTAAGAAGTGGAAGATCGTGTTTATGGATGAAGCCGACCTACTTACTCCGGAAAGCTTCTTTGCCCTACGTAACCTTATGGAGACGTATTCGCAAAATACCAGGTTTATTTTTACGGCAAACTATATTAACAAGATTATAGAGCCGATACGTAGCAGATGCCAGATAATGGAGTTCAAATCATTACCAAAAGAGTTCATAATTAAAAAACTATCCGATATATTAGCTAAGGAAAAAATAGAATACGACAATACCGACTTGGGTATCCTAGTGGACACCTATTACCCCGATATAAGAAGTATGATAAACAGCCTACAGATGCATACCATAGATAACAGGTGGAAACTGCAAAGTGTAGGATTTAGGGATAACGAGAAGGTATTGACTTATTTGAAAGCTGGCGATATAGCATCTATCCGAAAAATGGAGTTGGACTTTGTTGATATCTATAAGTATCTATTCGACAAGGCCGAGGCTATATCTGTCAACGACGCTCTGTCTATTTCATTGATAATCGCTGAGTACCTATATAGGGACACGTTTATCGCAGACAAGGAACTTAACTTTGTTGCTTGTCTATATGCAATAGCCGAGAAAGCTAATATACGGATAAGGAAATGACCGAACCAAAGAAAAAGAAGGATATCTTCTACTACTTAGATAACCTATTTGTAAAAAATGGCGTTCCTAAATATGACAGAACTCAGAATCTTGGTTGGATGATAAACCGGTTCTTGAGTATGGATAGTCGTTTCGCTCCCTATATAGTAGACTTCTCCAAATACACAAATACCTTAAAGGAGAGATATTATCTACTACTTTATAGGTTTATACCGAAGATGCCACCGCCACGAAACAGGTATATCAAGCAAGATAAGGAATTTACAGACAAGTTGGTAGAAAGATATCAGAATTTCTATAATGTATCACGCAAGGAGACAATAGAATATCTACGGATACTTCTAATGTCAACGAGTCTAAAAGAGATATATGAGGAGGTAGGATTAGAATATGAGAAATGAGCCAGAAAAGATAGTAAGGAATGAACCAGAAAGAGCCGATCTACATAAGATGGACTGGATAAACAGAGAGAGGTTCCAGCATTGTGTGGGAGATGGTAAGTCACATTACGCAATGGTATCAGATGGTAGTGTAATGGTAACAGTTTGTAAGTATGTGGACAGCGTAATGGACTTGAAAATAAAGATGGTTGACTTCCGAAAGGACAAAGAAGTAAGCGTGTGGATGTCCGAAAAGGAAGCGCAGATGTTGGTCGAAGCCTTGAATAAGTTCTACGGAAAGGAAGAAAAGAAGTAAGTGTCCGAGCTCATAAGAATACAAAAGACTACAACAGCCAAACGAACAATATGCCAAAAATGTAAGTATCACGATAGGGTGTTTGTTCCTTCGGCTATATCAGGTGATAGGGACCTGGTAGTTATAGGAGAGGCTCCTGGAAATTCGGAGGCTGCGGAAAAGATACCATTTATGGGAGATAGTGGTAGGCTTCTTCGTGCTACTTTAGAGGAAGCCGGATTTAGTCCGACAAAGGTTTCCTATCTCAACATAGTAAAATGCCACCCGTCTAATGATAATGAACCACTGGATAAAGCAGCCAAAAAGCTATGTTCAAAAGAATACTTATTTGAGGAGCTGGCTCAAATAAGACCGAAACTTATCGTGCTGGCCGGATCCGTTGCCTTAAACATATTCTTTCCAAAGGACAAGATTACAGATAAAAAAGGTAATTTTCTTGACATAAATGGTATAAAGTTTCTTCCGGTTCTACACCCGGCCTACTGCCTTCGTAATGCCGACTTCATACCAAATCTAAGGCGTGATTTAAAGAAAGCATACATATTCTTGTATGGAACGCTGTACAAAAGCAGAAATTATAACATATGTAAGACAGTAGAAGACCTCAATAAGTGGAAAGAAGTCCTGCTTAAAGCAGAAGTAATAGCTGTTGATATAGAAACCAATAGCACATTAGACCCGTTTAGTGCCGGGGCCGATATATGGACTATCGCATTTGCTTATGGTAAGGGACAAACAGTATGTATTCCCCTTAACCACCCAGAAGTTGTTGATCCGGACTATAAGGCCAAGGTTTGGGACGTAGTAAAAGAGATTATGGGGTCAGAAGTAAAGAAAGTATTCCACAACGCAATATTCGATGTTAAGTTCTTACAGAAATTCGGAGTTAAGACCAACGCATTATGGGCCGATACAATGATTATGTCGTTTCTATTAGACGAAAATAGGTATTCCAACGGTCTAAAAACGCTATCGTCTGAGTATTTATATGGTTGTGTAGATTCGTGGTCAGATAAGTTGGAAAAGCTTGCTGTATATAACTCCGAAGACTCTGATAATACCTTACAGCTATACAACCTGTTCCTTCCCAAGCTCCAAAGTATAAACGAGGGTCTGCTTATGACGTTCCTACAAGTCATAATGCCTATGAATCAGGTCATAGCAGATATGGAGCTTAACGGGGTTAAAGTTGATATGGACTACTCAAAGAAACTGTCCAAAAAATTTAACTCTGACTTGGATATGCTAAAACAGATTATAGCAACAAAGTTCCCGGAATCGGTTGGGGTAAACCTACGTTCCAATATCCAAGTAGCCAAGCTTCTGTTTGAAACTCTTAAAAACAGGCCAGTAAAAAAGACAGATAGCGGTAAGGATTCGGTAGATTCCGAGGTTCTTAATAAACTGCACTCGCAGGGATGCAAGATAGCCGAATACTTACTAAGGCTTCATAAGATAGAGAAGATGCTCTCTACCTATATAGACAACCTGCCTGCTATGGTGAGTTCTGATGATAGGTTGCGTGGATCCTTCCTTATATGTGGGGCTCGTTCTGGTCGGTTATCCAGCAGACATCCGAACTTACAGAACATACCAAGAACGTCCGATATTAAGCAGATGTTTGTTCCGAAAGATGGACATATGTTCATAAATATAGACGCTTCACAAATGGAATTACGTGTCGGTTGCTCTGTGGCTAACGATAAGACTATGATACTCGCATACAATCAAGGTATGGATGTTCATAAACTTACAGCTTCTATCATTATGAATAAGAAGATAGAGGACGTTACAAAGGAAGAACGACAGAGCGCAAAGGCAAGTAACTTCGGTCTTATCTATGGACAATCTGCCGATGGATTTAGGCAGTCTGCTGAAACTGAATATGGACTACATCTAACATCCGACCAATGCAAGAAATTTAGGGATGCTTTCTTCAGGTCCTATAATGGTTTCCTACCTTGGCACGATAGAGTAAGAGCAGAATTAAGGATAAAAGGATATGTAGAATATCCTACCGGCCGTCGTCGGAGATTCCCTGAGGTATTAGGACTTGAAGAGATACCCGGAGAGACTTTCCGAAGTGCTGTGAACTCCCCAGTTCAGGGATCCGGTTCAGATATTATGTTGTTTATGATGAGTAATCTACGGGACGATATCCATAAACAGAAGCTCCCAATAGAGTTTATATTAACTGTCCACGATTCAGTTCTATTAGAATGCGAAGAACGTTTTTGTCCGGATGTTCAGGATATAGTTCACAAGATAGCAACAAAGAAAATACAGGACCAGTTCGGGTGGTTACAGGTGCCTATGAACTTTGATTTCAGCATAGGGCCGAACTGGGGAGATATGAAAGAAATTAAGTCCCGAAGTTAAGAATCAGTGATATAATAGATAAAAGGAGGCGGACATATGAAAAAAGCAAAAGTAGATAAACATCTGTCTGCTGTAGCTTTTATAATGGAATCTATGCAGACAATGCGTATCCATCTTCTACGTTTTCCGACAAAAAGAAATATGCTATTAGCCCAGTGCTTAGAAGATGGCAAAGAAGCTATGAAAGTAAAGTTCTTAAAAGCCACATTAGAGGATAAATGAAACACATACCGTCTTACCCAAAGATAATGGTGTTAGGTTCAGCATATACCGAAAATGCTCTTGTAGGAGATGTAATCATACAAGAGAAAGTTGACGGCTCTCAGTTTTCTTTCGGTATAAACGAAGATGGTGAATTGGTATGCCGTAGCAAAGGACAGCAACAAGATCTATATGCTCCAGATAAGATGTTCCAAAATGGAGTAGACTTTGTTAGGTCTTTGAAGCTGTCCGCTGACCCCGATACATACTTCTATGGAGAGTATCTACAAAAGCCAAAGCATAACGTATTGAAATATAGTAGAATACCGAATAACCACATTGTCCTATTCGATATATTCCACAAGGGTAAGTTTATGAATAGAATAGACTTATTGGAATCGGCTAAATCTCTTGGATTAGAGGTTGTTCCGGAACTATATAAAGGAGAGCTTGATAGAACAAGAATGCAAGATGCTCACGGTGGAACATCTTCCCCAGCGGCCGATCACTTAAAGAGAATAATATCAACAACAGAGTCCTTTTTAGGTGGAGAAACTGTTGAGGGAGTGGTTATAAAGAACTATGACCAAAAGATTATGCTTGGTGGAACTATATACCCTCTGTTTACCAAGTATGTAAGGGAGTCCTTTAAGGAAAGGCACGATACCGAGTGGAAGATAAAGAAGCCACGAGCTTCATTAGAGGACTATGTAAAAGGATTTTGTAGTGAGCCCCGTTGGCAGAAGGCTTTCCAATATCTTAGGGATAATGGACAACTGGAAATGCAGGCAAGAGATATACCTAAATTGATAAAAAGAGTTCAAGAGGATATTACAGAGGAAGAGGAAGCTAACATAAGAGAAACCCTGTATAACAAGTTTATAGGGGAGATAATGCGGAACTCTATAAAAGGACTTCCGGAGTGGTGGAAAGAAAAATTATTGGAAAACGTAAAGTAGGGAGGTGGAAAAATGTTTGCGTTGGTTTTTAGGGAGTTGTTGGTGTTGGTGGGAGGATTAGCAATAATATGGTTCGTATGGACGAAGGTTCGCAAAATAGGAAGGAGGGATGCAAGAGAAGAACACGTTACGGAAATGATGGATAGCATAGACGAACTTGTTAAGCTGTCCAAGAGGGTAAAGTTGGACCCTAAAAAGCTTAAAGAAGCTAGGGAAAAATTATCGGAACTTGAAAAAGAGGGGAATAAATAAAATGGCAAAGCAGACATTAGATGACATCGCCAATAACCCCGGACCTTTTATGATAAAGGTAGGGATTATCGTCGTTGTGGGTATTATAGGGCTTTGGGCTCTGTTTCACACGATATCACTCGTAAAGATTGAAGGTAACGAAGCTGTCGTAAGGCAGGATCTGTTTCAGGGTGTTATGAAAGATGTATGGACCTCTGGAACAAAGGTCTACTGCGGATGGACTACCGATATCTATAAGTATGATATTGGAACACAGAAAGTAACCTTTGATACAAAAGGTGATAATAGAGATGCTGAATATGATAGGATAGAGGTTAATTGCGGTGAGAATGGTGGTCAGAAAGCTTGGATCGCTATCTCTATGAACTATCGTATAGGGTATGATACAGCAAAGGACGGAACTCCAGTATTTGCCCCAGAAAAATTAGTTACTCTTCATAAAGAGGGATTAAGAGAAACGTATGAAAGTGTCATTCTAAAGAGGACTATGGTTGAGGTAGTAAATAAAGTAGCAAGACCGCACTCAGCTATATCCATATACTCTGGTCAGGGATTTGTTGACTTTGTTCAAGCATTGGAGAGTGAATTAAAACAATCTGATGTACTTAAGGAACGAGGTATCTATGTTGAGAATACTATCGTTTATAGTGTTCACCTTGATCCCAAGTATGAAGCTGAAATTGCCGCTAAAGTGTTGGCAGTTCAGGAAACCCTGAAGATTAAGGAGCAGACCACAGCAAAGCAGGAAGAGGCAAAGAGGATGTTTGCCGAATCCCAGGCTAATGTTGAAAAGGTCAGGCAGGATTCAGAAGCTGCTAAAATTCAGATGGTTAAGCAGGCCGAGGCTAACAACGAGAGAGAGATCCTCGCGGCACAAGCAGAGAAACAGAAGAGAGTGCTTGAAGCCGAAGGTAATAGGGATGCCAACTTAGCCAACGCTTCTGGTGTTCTTGCTTTGGGTAAAGCGCAGGCCGAAGTAGAGCAGTTGAAGAGGGATGCTATGTATGCCGGAGAGGCTGGATCAAGACGAGCTTCGGTTGAAATAGCCGGTTTACAAGCAGATAAGCTTAAAGGTATGCTTACCGGTGTAAGTGTTATATCAGACAAAGCCCTATATAATATGGGTAAGTCTACCGGAATGTATACTGTGGGTGTAGGAGACGATAAGTAATTGTGGCGGGCCGTCGTAGCCGACGGACAAGGCTATGGCCTGTAGTATTGTGATAACGGAAAGTAGACAATATGAACCAGGATGGGAAGCGAGTGGTCGAGTCTACGACGGCACCAGTCTATTGTGGTTTCTGTCCAGATGATAAAAAGTGTAAAAAGTGTCCTATTGGTGGAGAAAATGAAGAATAAAAAAGGATTTACTTTGGTCGAGGTATGTATAGTCATATCAATAATTGGGCTACTTATTGCCATAGCTATACCAAACTTCCAAAGAGCTCACAAGTCTGAGATTCTTAAAAAGGGAAAGCTTGTTGAGATTATGAAATACAACAGCTGTAAGCAGGAAGACGTAGATATATTCTTAAAAGAATCAAATACTGACTTAGAAACGTTCTGTAATAGCGAAGTACTACAATCCAGGTTTGATAAGTGGATTACAAAGGAGAGAAGTAGTAAGTGAGCTCTCTCTGCCGAACTTGTGGCAACCAGATGCCAAAGGAGAGGAAAGGACAGGACCAGTATTGTCCTAACTGCCTGCGAACAGCTAACGAAAAGAAAATACGTGAAGCTGTTGAAGAACACCTTAGGAAAGTCAAGGAGGCTTGCACAGATGACCGAAGGACAGATATTAAAGAAGTATAAGAGATTTTTTGGTGGGAAGGATAATCTTGTAGATGGGTATGGACTACAATGCGATGATGGTTGGTATCCTCTTATAGAAGAACTACTTGGTCAGATAGTAAAGACAAAACCGAGTAAAGATTTTAAGATAGTTCAGATTAAGGAAAAATTTGGTGGTTTACGAGTGTATGTCAACGGATTCACTGATGAGATAAGAAAACTGATAGATACATATGCCGACCGTAGCTTTAAGACTTGTGAGTGGTGTGGGAAAATAAAGAACGTTAAGCTTAGACGCAGGACAGGGGTTATAAAAACCCTCTGCGATATTGACTATAAAACTTGGAAAGATTACGAAAGGGGAAGGTAGGGTCCACGTAGATTACTGGTAGTGCGATAGAGGTTAGGAAGCTGCAGAATAGCGTTACTCGAAAAAGCTTGGCCAGGTAAAACGCTACACTAATGAGCCTCGCACTATGGCGGCAAAACTAATGTAGGTGGTCACGTGTTATATGTTTCACAGCTACCTTCCCCGATTTTCTCTTGAAAGGAGAATAAAAATGGGTATCGGAAAAGCATTAAAGAAGTGGATAAAGGGTCTTCGTAAAGGAGCCGCAAAAGGGTATACATCGAACTATAACGTTCAGATGGATAACGTTCAGACTTTCAATCAAGGAAACACTCCCACTCTTGTTGAGTGGAGGTCTGACGGCTTAGTAGAACAGAAAGTTCCTAAAGACGAAAGGATAGAAAAGAAACCGGTTGATGTGTTCAAAGAGATCCTTATGGAAGAACCGAAGATGAATCTTGTGGACCTGGACAAGCAGATAAAGATGGTTCAGCGCAGGAAGGAAGTTTTAGAAGACCATCTCGGCCAGAACGACCACTCGCAGGAAACCGAAGTATTAGGGTATCTAAGAGCAAGAAAGATGATATCCAAATTCGGCAAGGAGTTCAAGTGGCCGGCAACAGACCAAAAGATGATAGACGCCCTATGCTCCAAGTATAAGGTTATGAAGGTGTCTATGGGAGCTTATTATAGGAATATGCCTATGGAAGCCATAGACGAGTTAGAGAAGTTCTCAGAGGCTTTCAGCAAGGTATCAAAGGCTAAGCCCCTATTTGAGCTGATCGTCGATTCTGGTGGCAAAGAACAGAAGAAAGACCCTATCCTGTTGGCAAGGTCTCCTTTTGGACGTTGGTATTACGTCCTGGGAGCTTGGGACAAGGAAGTGGAGATAGTGGACGACCTGATATACAATGGGAAATAGGCTAAAAAGCATAAAAGAGTTCATACTAATTTTACCGGCTTTTATTGTAATGCTGTGGATAATAAAACCTTGGAGGAAAGCTTAGAAAATGAACTGGTTGATTTATATAGCGGGGTGGTTTTTAGGATGGGCAATATTCAACGGACTTATCAGATATACCGGTAAGGACGAGAACTGGGTAACAGCGATAAAACTTGTTATATGGTCTATGCTGTGGATATGGGTTTGTTGGAGGTTCATACGATGAAAGACCGAGCTATTCGTAGACAGCAGGTAAAGAGGGTAATAAAGAAAAGACTCAAGGTCATAAAGCAGGTAAGTCCTGACTATAAGGAAGTAATTGAACAGCCTCATAGAATGGCAAAGAAACACCCCCTTGATTGTGGCAATCCTATGTGTGGATTATGCCATATGCACAAGAGGACAAAAGAGCCGAAAATAAGTGTTTTAAGAAAAGAACCACAGATAGATTATGAGGACATTGATATATGAACGACGGCCCTTGTTATTATTGCGGTAAATCGACGAATAGTCTGGCAGCCAACCCCAGTGAGTGGCCGATAAGATTATGCCATCCTGATGACCCTGGCAAGGCAAAACACCACCATACAGGGTGTATTTCAGACAGGTTGAGAGCTCTTGAAGTGTCAAAACTACAAAACTGGCTCCTATTCAACGATGTCGCATTTTGGGGGTCAGACTACGAGGATACCAGTGACCCAGACCCCAAAAAATGGAAATTTAGGGGTATGGAATTTTGTGCTATATGTAACGACGTATTTGCGTGGGGTACTGCCGATTGTGAACCTGTTTTGGATTTAGAAGTTCCAATTCTCCATAAGATATATGAAAAATATGGAAAAACAGGCATAGATGCTTGGTGTTCTTTAAAACGAGATAAAATGGAACCCCAGGAACCCTATATTGAGATGTTCCCGGAGTTCCACAAAATAAGAGACGAGATAGCTACACTAATTCAGCAGTAGGATCAAACATCTTACTTCGGCTTCTTGACCTCTCGTATTCAAGGTCAGTAATCTTCTTTAACTGCCAATTATTGAATATAGGATCCTCTTCCCGTGACCTATATAACTCCAAAGCAAGCGGGAAAAACCCTAATTTTGCGTGTAATTCAACGAGTATATAAGCGCTGGCTATGGGTAGTCCGGGGAAGTTAACGCAAATCTTCTTGTTGCCGTTTAGTAGGTCTTTTGGCAGTTGGTTGATAATGTCTATAATCTGAACATAGAGGTTCTTGGATAGATTTAGGTTAACCTTAACCAATTCCTCCACTGCTATTGTCTTGTATTGGGTCTCTATTTCCTTCAGTATGTTCTCTGTCAACTTCCGTCCGAAGTTGATTATGTAAAGGGTCCTCATCGGGCTTAACTGCGGTTCCATCGTCTTTTCCATTATCTTTTCCATCCTTTTTATCACTAAATTTTTCTTCCATAGAACCCTGTCTTTTCTTTTCTAGTTCTATGAGCTTATTCCTATTTTCCGATATCTTAAAGAAACGTTCCCGTATCTCTATCGCACTATCCAATACCTTGAGTATTTCTTCACTGGCATCTTCTATCTTGGATTTGCTCATTACGTTGTTAATTTCTATCGCAACTATATCCGGCTCACTCTCATATACAAAGAACGTGGCAGCTATATTCTTGCCTTCGGTATCCCTGTCCTTTACCTCAAAGAAGAAAGCACCTACCTTTTCGTGCCTTTCACCTACAGCAAAGAACTCTTCCGGAAAATGCTTTATAATTGTGCTGTATAGTCTGTCTTTCATTTACTTCCCCCAACGTGCTATACGAACTTTCTCTATATGTTCTGGGGATTTCTTTTTGCCTTTTAATGCTAATCTTACTTTCTCTATATGCTCTTTGGTATGCTTTTTTCCTAACTTTGCTAACCTCATTTTTTCTTTAGCTTCTTGTGAGTGGTTCTTTCCAGTCATACCAATATTATTAGCACTTATTTTCTTCCTAGTTTCTTCTGATTGTGGGTGTCCATCACCGCCGTCCGCTATGTTATATAAATTATCCTTACCAAACATTTCTCTATATTCTAATATATACTTTCTTTCCAGTTCATCTAATTTATCTTTATCTTCTGTATAGACAATAACTTCAAGTTTGAACTTATCTCTACCAAGTTTATTAATAGCCTTTTTTAGATAAACTCCACTACCAAAATAACTAGGATTGAACTCCCCTGTTCTTTTACCTATATAAATCTTATTATTGACCGTATCAACGGTTTTATAAATATATCCAGACATATTAAATCCGCTCTACTTCAATATTCTTGATTTGTACTATTTTGTCAAAATTAGTCTGCAATATCCTTTTTATCTCGTCTTCATCAGCTTTAGATACGACATTGAAATCTATAATAAGGTCGTCGTCTACCTTTGTTATCTTAGGCTTCCCCTGAACCCTTCCATCAACAGCCTTTAAGTTAGCTGTTAATATCTCTATAATCTGGTCATCTGTGGGAAGTTCTTCTGCGCCTAGATTACCCTCTATCCTGACTTTATTCATATTGGACTTTGGGTATGCCTTTATCTTGCTGAATTTGTGAAGTGAAATGTCCCTTACAGGCTCTTGTTCTAGGTCTTCTATTCCGAGATATGTGAGGATCTGTTGCCAACTATCGTCGTTGTCCAACGTGACAAGTGTTTTGCCATCGCTGGTACGTAAATCATAGTCAGTAAGAATATAGTTTTTGGTTCTGGCTATTTGTTTCATCCTTTCCCATACTTTATGGTCCAACTCAAAGAACTCTGGGAAAGATTTAGCTTCAAATACCCGATTTAATCTATTGAATATGTTTTTCATCTCTTCTTTTTACCTTGAAGTTTATTCAACGCAACTCGCATAGCATTCAACAAACTCTGTTGAGCTGCTGTAACACCCTGAGGTTTTGAAGCTGGTGTCTGATACGTCTTCTGAAGTTCTTTCTGGTAATCCTTACCGACATTAAAGAACTTATTAACCTCTTTCTGCGTTTTATCGTCTTTAAGCTCCAATGCCCTCCATTTTTTTATTATGTAAATCAAAGGAGTTTTATAACACCTGTACGCACGTAGAGAGCTATTCATACGTGCTTTTAAAAAGTCATACACGTATCTGCTTTGTCCACCTGGAACATAAGCTAATAATCGTCTTAACTGTTCGGCCTCCGCCTTTGACAAATAATGACTATTAAGGCCGTGTGTATAAAGAGCATCACTATATAAAACAAAGGCTAACGGGGTCTGGTCGTGTTTCCAGTTCAGATACCTACAGAGAACTAAATCCCCAAACTCTAACCTCGCAGCCATTCATTATTAATCCTCAGCGACAGCTACCGCTTCTGCTTCTTCTGGCTTAGCGTTCTTGTCTTTTATTAAAATATCGGCTTCCTTAAAGAACTTAATAGATCTATTCTTAGCCTCAACAGCCACCTCATCTATTGTTATCTTATGATTTTCTGTTTGGAAGGATATGCTGAAAGGCATAATTCTATACTTCGTGTAGTCGTTGACTTTCCTTAAGAATCCGTCTATTTCGTAAGAACCGTTCCACATTTCTTTAATATCGCCTATTACTGTGTTTACGATATCAGAATACAAGTCATTTTCTTTGATTATTACAAGAGCGCTCATAAAATCATTATACTTAAGCACCGCTCCAAAATAAACGTTTTCGTTACCCGACAACCCCAAACCCAACGGCATAAAACTGAATTTTAACATATTTTTATCTCTCCTTTTTATTTATACTACTTTTATTACGACTACTCTACCGGTTGCGGTAGGTGGTGAACTCCAAGTAATATCTACTCTATTTGTATTAAAAACTTGAATACTTTGGGGCCAAATAATATTAGCCGGTGCTGTCATAGCGTCGTAGCACATAACTAATACTGCTAATGAATTTAGATTGTGTGTAACGTTCCACGTAGTTCCAGAAAGTGCGAGTGTATTCGTATATCCAATTGTAGGGAATCCTGACGTAGCATTATAACTACCACCCACAGCTATACTATTACCCCATCTCATCAATAAAGGGTTATTAGGAGTATATCCTAAATTCCTATGCATTGCGAGAACAAGCACATTATCACCTTGCGGAAGAGCTGTACCAGCACATACCGTGACTGCGAGTGCGGATGCATCGGTATTAGGATCAAGAGTAACATAAGCAACACTATCAAGAGGTATATTCACTGTTGTAGCGGCTACTACGTTATAATTAGCTGTTCCACGTCTGGTAGAATTGCTTAATCCACGTCCAGCCAACCAGTTTATATACATAGGGTCGGTAAATGACCAATTATAACTCGCATCCCACGTATGCGTTCCACCACCACTCATCCACGTATTGCGGTCGCTGTTAAAAATAAATGGGTCTTTTAATACATCTGGAAAAATAACTGCCATATATTTATCTCCTTATACCGGCTGATATGCTGTAATGCCAACCAACATAACCTTGCCTGCGTGATTGTCAGATACAGTGATATCCCTGGTCAAACTACAAACCACTATTGGGTGGTCGGAAGGCACCAGCGCCAGTTCAGCCGCCGTAATAGTAAATGTACCGCTTGTATGATTTGATAATACATATTGAACTGTCGGAGGTGATATAGTTTCATTTTTAGTATTTGTTACTGTGGGAGTAGTAAAATTATCTCCTCCCTGCGTTATATCATACGAAAATATGAATCCTATATTCTTTCCCGATGCTGATGTCGACATACAATAATGTATCTTAAAATTCAAATCTAATGCTAAATTAATGTTCTTGGATAGTGGGAACTGAAAATACGCTTTAGCTGGTAATGCAGCGGTGAAATTAGCGCATATCGCCTTTCCTATAATACTTCCGTATTCAAACGGAGTAGAACTATCCGGTTGTAACATAGTAGGGTCAATCCACTGGTGCGGCCACCCCCCCATATTACTCTGAACAGCGTTGGCAATAAGCCTATCACGTTCCCGGAGGTCGGCAGCCTGGCTGTCGTCTGTCATATAATAGACAGGATCAGAAATTTCTATCGCTCTAACCTTAGGAACAGCAATTCCTCCGATTACCTCGGTATTTGTGTCAAATGGAATACCAGTCCAAAACAAATCATCGTCGCGCATTTTTTATTCTCCTTTTATCCTTTATGGAAATATACTTACAACCTTAAATAAATTCTTAGCTCTAACAGCTAGTTTAGCCCTACCAATATCTTTTACATACTCTATAATCTGTTGCGAACTCATACCGTCAAAAGCCGCACCTATTGTTTCAAGTATCTGTAACATACTCGGCTCGTCTTGGTATGTTGATATGTTGCCGTCATCTAATACAAGAGCAAACTCGTTATTGTCGTAAACAAGTTCTACGTCAACGTATTTATCTTCCAGTAATAGGTCTACTCTTTCCGATAGTTCCATTATATTACTATGGTCCAATCAAACACAAACCTCAGTTCCGGTGTCTTCGTCAATATAGGGAAATTCTTTATAGCAAAAAGACCGCTTGTAGGAATTAACCCGTTCACTAACGTTTCATTGAACGTAAACAACCCGGCTTCTGAATATATCTGCGTTCCACTGGGACCATTACCCTCACTTGTATCTATTATAGATTCAAAAGTCGCACTAGACGTATTCGCAATTAGATTATCGTCAAAAGTTATAGACGATATCGTTTTAGTCAGAATAAGGGCTACCAAATTAGTCATATTCTCATTAGTCGGCAAAGCTTGTCCGAAGTTAGGATCAAGAGGGTCAGAAACGTGTCCACCATCTCCAAACTTCATTTTAGAGATATATCTTTGGGTAATATTATCATTACCTATCAATCTTACTACATCTCTCTTGGCTATAAGAACAATCGTATTCAAATCTTCATAGTGTATCCAACTTTTTCCACTATTAACGTTTTCTACTCTTACTCTAAATTGTCCTTTCATTACTCCCATTTTATCTGTGAACTTCATTTTACTTTCCTCTTAGATTCTTTCGGAGCTGGATTATAGATATGTTGCTTTTGCTTATTCTCAATAGGCTTTGGTGTTTCTTTCAATGTCGCTTTCGGTGTTAGAAGGCCACTTCCCGCCAAAGCCTTTTTTATACTTGCGATATCTGTTTCGTTTTCACAAACCAATGTCATATCTGTATCTGTCATACCTATTCTAACACGGCCGCTTGTTGGTGTAGTCCCCACAAGATGCTTAACCTGTTTATAGACCGAAACTGCATTTGGAATAGTAATTTCTAACATTTTTATTTTCTCCTTAATCAACACTTTTATAGTATGAAATATTACCTGGATTATTGACCGCTGGAGGGACTTCGCCTACACCCTCCGGTGTCATCATCCATTCATCTGTCGGCTCCGGCTTTTTCCTTTCCTGACGCTTCTTAAGCCTTTCTCCCCACAAATTTCTATACTTACCCTGCTGTATTGGTCTTACTTCAACTTCATAGGCATTTCCGTCCTCGTATCTAAACAAAGCAACAGTTCCATCACCTACGGCCCACGTATCCAGCCTCTTCAATGCCTGTATATTCTTACTTATATCCATTATTATCTTAGAAGTAAAAGTTCTTATATGGGCATCTCTAGGCTTCTTGCCCTCAAATACGCTATCTACTTTCTTATTCAAATCTCTCATTTCTTTCCCTTACTCTTTCTCTTATTGGATAGGGGTCTGGTAACTTTAACCTTACCACCGCAACAGTTATACTCTTTAATTTCTGTCTTTGGAGGAACGGGTACTTTCAGTTGTATACATTTTGAATACAACTCTTTCTTTTTGAACAAAAAGCCGAGTATCTTACTTATCATTTTTATACCCCTCTCTTATTATATTTAGTTTCCCAACGTTATCCACGTTTTATCTTTAAGCATATCTACTATAACCTTATAGTTCTGTTTAATGTGAGGAAACGTACAACTCTCACATTTATCGTTTACAGCACACCTGTCAAAAATAGGACAAAAACAGAATAAACAGTTAATTTCTTTCATTTTATGGCAAGGGTAATACTTACACTGTTTATTAGCGAAAAACTCGCTACTCATCACTTATCCCTATGTTTGAAGCTGTAATAAAAGCTTATCTTGGTCTACGAAGTTAGACCCCAATACAAAATTTGATGTCTTTACTAACCTGGTAGTTCCTAATGCTGAACCAGTACTACCACCATAAACAGCCGTCAATGTTATATTTAGATTATCAACGACAGTTAAGACAGTTCCCCAGACTGTATCCCCCGGTAGTCTTATAAAGTCCCCAGAATCTACTTCTGTTAAAAACTGTGTTCCTACGCCAGTAACAGCAGTGTTACCATTAGTAAAACTTACCGTTCCAGTTAACCTTGTATTATAAGCATTTCGTAGAGCTTTCACCTTAAATTCTGTTCCCGTAGGTCCGAGGTAATTTCCGTCCAAAGTTATGTTAGTATTGTCCACAACAACAGAGATATATTTCCATTCTGTATTGCCTCCGGCAGAAAGCTTCATTAAATCCCCGGTTCTAAGCTGGCTTGTGAACGTAGTTCCGAAACCAGTTACAGCACTACTGCCGTTTGTCATAGTCACATATCCTGCTATGTTTATAACACTCATAGTTATATTTGGATTAGGGTTATACAACATATAACAAGCACTTGCCTTTGAATAAAGCTTATCAAATCCGAAAACAGTATAAGCGTCGTTTGCTACAGGATCCAAAGATAAAGCTCCTTTACTTCCGGTAGTTGTATCTATTGAAATTCCTGCTATTAGTCTAACAAACCCAGTTACTGTTCCAGAAGGTATCCCCCAAGAAAGAACGACTGGAGTACACTTATCACCATTGCTTGTTATTGTGGGGTCTATAATATTAGTCGTTAGGACTATATTGTTATCGTCTATAACGTAATCAATTTGATACCAGATTATTCCGGCTATAGGCTTTATCCAATCCCCGGCCTTACATATAGTAAAATTACTGCCAGCTCCCGTAACCAAATTACTTCCGTTTGTGAACGTGGCATTTAATATAATACCATCTGATATAGATTGCTGACCTATCCTATAATTTATCTCGTCAGCTATATCCTCCGCAGTTCTACCAAGACCCGGTGTTAGGGATATATTCAACGTAGTTCCTACCGATATCTGCTTATCTGTTATTATATCGGTCAAACTTGCCCCCGGCCAAGCCACGGTTACGTCTAAGTTTAGATCATCGGTAATAGTATTTACGACATACCACGTAGTTCCTAAATTTGAGGGCTTAATCAAATCTCCGGGAGAAAGTTCTGTTGTAAAGTAAGAATTTGCTCCTACTACAGCAGTTGAACCGTTTGTCCAGCTTATATATCCTGATATCTCATTTACCCTCAGTGGTGTAATCTTAAGAGTGTTTGAGGTGGGGAGAATATCATAATCCTCATCATTAAGAGAAATAATCTTTGGAAATTCCCCTAAATCGTAGTGGAATATACACCATTCTGTTTTTTGGTCGTTGCTATATTTCCTTCCGTCATAATATACGATAAGTCTGTTTTCTGCCATATAGATACCAGAAGTTACATAATTAAAGTCGTATATATAACTTGTATAGGACGTGGGATTTATAACATTTACGTTTACTAAAGACGTAGTAGGCAAATCCCAAATAAACTCCAAAGTAGCCGTAATAGCATCAGTAATGCTCTTGATTCTATAAAGAGCAGTTCCTACTATAATAAAATATCCAGGAGCCAACTGTGTATCAAAGCTAGTTCCGATACCAGATATAGTGGAGAGTCCATTCGTTAACGTAACAGTTCCGACTAATACGTGTGTTGGGAGCATTGAGCTTCCATAATTATTTATAAACCCATCGTAGACAACAAGCAAATCTCTTGGCATACACGTTTCAGCATCATAGTATATTCCAGTAAGGAAACTATAATTTATCTTTCCATCATATATCTTTTGTATGCAATTATCATATAACAAACAACACTGGCAAGTACAGCTTGCGAAACCAAATCGTAGAATATCTTGAAATAGTGCGTCTATATCACCTCTGAACGATTCTCTCCAATCTTTAAAGAAGCTCGGCTGATCTGCCTGATTTTGCCAAATATCTTCTAAACCACTTACATATCGGATAGTTCTTAACAATGCGTGAAAGGGCTTAACATCGGTCTTTATCTTTTGGACTATCTTTTCAACATCATCAGCCAATAATATAAAAGAACTGTTTAAAGGCTCAAGTTGTATATCAAACCAGTTAGACTTGGCTCCTGTTTTATAATCAAAGGCAGTAATAGATGCCGGGGAAACTGAATTAAGATAATCGTAATAGACACGTATTTCACCATTAAACTTACTGAAATCGGTAGGATTTAAGAGCTCTATTTGTAAATATTCTAAGTTGGGGTCATACATAGTCCCAGTTGTAGCATTCACAATACCCAAAGGGAATCCTAGTAATTCGTGAGCAGTATTTGGGTCTGAAACAACCTCTAATTTGGAATAAAAGTCATTATAATCATTTTGTATTACTACTCTACCATCTTCTCCATATGCTGTAGCCCCAGATATTTGGTTATTGATATCGTTAATAACAACGCCTGCGCTCTGTCCTCCGGGAGCTACTGATATAATAACTATCTGCTCAATTCCACCGTTTACTTTTATCCTTAATATATTGCTAGACGCTGTTATATTGAAAAGCTCTTGTCTTGTTCCTTTTATGGTTGCTTTACCTAAATTTATAGGAACGGCATTAATACCATCATAAATAAAGTTATTGCTAATATCTTGTTTTATAGCAGCTCGTAGAATTTTTGGTTGTTTTATTATAAATGCTGGCTGTGGAAGATAAGCCGTTTGTGCTACAGTCGTAAGCGTTAAAGATGTGTCAGATATTACTGATTCCACGATATACCAAGTAGAATCGGCTGAAAAATTAAATCTGTCCCCAACTGAGACCTGTACTAGATATGAAGTTCCTATCCCGGTAACGTTTTTACTATTTTGTATTGCTGAGGAAGACCCCGCTATTCCAACCGAAGTCTGCATCCATAACTCTGCTCTTATAGTCCCGTTCACAACCGGAGTATATATTAGGTTGCCGTCTACAATAGAACTTACAAGGTGATTAATATTACTTGTATCTATTCCGTTGTTCCCTGAGAATAGCTGTATAGAATTATTTGTTATGTCTTTCTGCCATAGTTCGGAAACACTCTGGACCACATACTGAGAATCAAGAAGATTTCTAAATGTCTGGTCATACCATAGTTCCTTTATAGTAGCTTCGATAGCAAGTGTTTTAAGATATTGCTTTATTCCGAATATACTTCCTTTCAGCTTCTGCCACGCAACAGCATTTTTAACCTGGTTTCTTTTCAGTATATTCTGTTGGAGAAAAGTTGATACAGCTCCGAGAGATTCGTCAAATTGGAATCCAAGCAGATACCCGATATAGGGAAGAAGATTTTCCTCAGCCAAGTCCGCGTCCATAAGATACTTCATTTCTTTTATCTTTGGGAATAGTTCCAAGTAAGCTGACGATATTACATTTAGAACAGTATCAAAATCTTCTGCTGGTATTTCTTCTCTATATACGTCCGGTATCTTCTTATATAAATACTCTTTTATTTCATTTTTTAATACCGTAACATAGTCAGAAGTTCCAGTGTTCCCCAGATAGGGTTTGGTCAAGATAATAGTATAATCATTGACTACTTGGTACACAGTTGTCCAGTAGTCGTTGGAATCCGTAGGAAGTTTAACCTGGTCCCCAGGTAGTATTTGGGAAGTAAATGATGGTTCTTGCCCTAGGTAATCAGCAACAGCAGTAATCTTATCCGAGTTGTTACTAAATTGAACTAAACCTGTTAATATCATCTTTATTCTCCAACGAAGATCTTGTTTTTATAAAGCACGGTTTCTAAAAATTCCTTAGCCTCAACCTCTGTCATATTGTAGTAATTAGTTAAGAGTTTTATTATCCAGCTAAACTCTCCTTGGTTAATTTGGTCGGAGCCTTCTAACCTATCCAGAATTGCCTCTTCTGGGTCTTCGGTCATCTCTCGTATAATCCTTTCTTGTAATCCCATTATGCAGCCCCCGCACTCGCATACTCAGCGGTTATAGTAATAACATCACGAACCCATACCTCATTCCATCTACAACTAATATCCCTTATCTGTCCAGTTCCAGTAGTTAACTGCGATATACCATTTTCTGTTATGTCTGTAATATATGCGTGGTCTACTCCAGGAACGGCTTCTATAAGTTCATATATCTTTGAGATATAGAACGAATCCCCAAAATTATTAAGTAATCCAGACGTATAAATATTCAAATAACCGGACACCTGGTTCTTAACAGTTGTCAAATTATATGCTGGATCTACATAGAGATTCAATGTGATACCGACCTCTTTTAATAGGCCGTCAACAACAGTTATTTGGTCTGTCAAAACTTTAAACCTATTTATAAAGTTATTCAAAGCCCCCTTTAACGCACTTGAAGCTTGTGTAAGAAGGTTATTTGGTCCTTGAGCTAATACGTAGATATCAACATAATTAGCTGCCATAGGATAGGCCCTGCCTAACCCATTCCCAGCAACAGAATAGTCGATTCCTATTGTCGCATACGAGTTATCTATTACGTCTAAGACCTCTAACGCAGCGTTGGGAGTGTGGTAGTTCAAACCGATAGCAAACTTATATCCATCATAAGCTACCGCAGACTGCCCTGTTGAAAACCCTAAATCAATATAAGCATTATCAACAGAAGCCCCTATATTAAATACGCTCGTTCCTGTGAACGATAATACATATATAAGTTCTAAATATCCGTCTCTATTTATTACTGCTCTAAACTTTGTGATGTCTACTTGGCTATTTATATCATCTCTTATGTTTGCCATTGTTTGTGTCGGACCTAATGTCAGGGCTACCGGATAAGAGGAAAGACCATACATAAATGACATTTTATTATTAGCTGCTGTTATGTTCATAGTAGCCGTATTTTTAGTCCCCACTATCTTATAGATAGGAGACGGATAGGTAAAAGCAGCGAAATCAACTTGCGAAGGGTCTACATACATTGCTGTAACTTTGGTATTGAAATCGTCAACAAGTTGTTCAACAGTAACTCCGGTTCCGATATTAAGGGAAATAGTTCTATTCATATCGTCTATTCTGACCTTAATCTGGCTGTTTGTAAGAGTTATATCATAAGGACCTGAGTTCCTACTATAAGCAGCTAGGTATGGTCTTATGGTTGATAAAGCTTTAGATATACTGCCGTTAGTTCCATCTTTATACCCAACAGCATAAACAGTATAGTCCTCACCAGTAACCGTCCTTAACTGGGCCGCAAAGTTCTTTGGAGCTATCTTTCTTGAGAACTCTAAGTCCTCATCGTTTTTACCACCAGTCGTAGCTGTATAATTATAGAACTGGAATGTTGCCGGTAAAGCTCCATTTACAGAAATAGTCTGTATAGTATTCATAACACCTAAGGATATATTTCCGACATCTCCGCCACCTACTCTGTAAGTTATATCAACCAAACCGCTTGCCGGTGGAATAGCCCCAAAAACACCATCACCGAATATAACCTGATACAAGTCGGCATCAGTTCTTCTAACCTCAAACGTATTTGTCGGACCGTTCTCATATGCAAAATTCTGCGTCACTCTCCACGTTATACCATTGACTTTTATCCGTATATCATCACCAATGATATTGTTATCACCTAAAGTGATAATAAAATTAGGAGATACAGAATTAGGAAGCTGTATGCTTTGGTTAACAGTTCTTCCTTCTATGACAGTTGCTGTAATAGAATCTCCAACCACAGAACCAGCTGGGAATATAACCGAAGAGTCTAAATCAGAGGGAGACTTAAATACTTCATATGTTAAAGGATTACCTGCGTTATCAACTACGTTGACTTGATATCTATTTAATCTTGTAGAGATAACTATATCTTGATTAGTAGCCCCACCTATGAATAAAGCATTATCCGCGTCTTGTAAAGTTATACGAACATCTCCAACAGCCGGAGCAGACCCAGATGGGAAATATCCTATGTAAGATAAGAGTAGTCTGATAGCTCTATTAGTAGCTGCGGTAGGTAAATATGATTCGTTCGCTAAGAAATCAGCCCTAAGGGCCAACGTATCGTTTATCCAAGAAAGTATATCCAAAAGCATTACACCGGCATTAGATTCAAAGAAGTCATTTTGGACCGAAGGATAGTTTGAAACGATATAATTGATAATGCCTTGCTTAATCGAGTCATAGTCAAGCTGCGTATATTTGACCTTCTCTAAGCTTGGAAGGTTGTTTATGTTTCCAGTTTCTATAGGTGTTAAAGCCATTGTTATTCTCCTTTCCTTTTACTTTTAAATAGTCTGTTGCTCTGTTATTTCTAACACGCCGGTTTCACCACCAACGTCCTTAAGTCTATATAATATACGTATGTTCATTTGGTTACCCACCTGCTTGAACTGTATATCCATAACATCAGCAAGAGGCTCATACTTGTTAACCTGCTGTATAATCTTTTCACGTATTACCGTAGCAAGTTGGGCGTCATTCATCTCAAAAAGGTATCTGCGTAGACCTACACCGAAGTCAGGCAAATGAACACGTTCTCCCGGATTTGTGAGAAGAATTGCCTTCATATTCTCTTTTACGAGTTTCTTATCGGCTGATGTTGAGAAGAATCCGTTAATGCTCTTACCAAAGTTCAAACCTATCCCATAATATTTATTCTTCAATGTGGCCATTTTTATATCCTATACCATATATTTAGTTTTTACTTGACGGTTGTATTCAAACAAGCGGTAATCATTGTAGCCCCGCATCCTGCCTTGGACCCTATGGTTACTATTGTTTTACCCTCTATCCAGCAATTATGCCCTGGAACGTATACTATTGGAGTGACTCCGTGGCCTGGAATTGGACACGAATGTAAGGTTGTAGGCTTAACACATACCAGCTGATGATTACATCTTACGAACGTTTGTGTTGTGTATATTAGGTGTCCGCCGTGGTCAGACAGGTCCCCTATCTTACATATTCCCGCTGGTACTGGTAGTGGCATTTTTATCCCTCCGATACTCTTTTATATATCTTCCCCGGTTACGAATACTCTCAGTTGTTTTAAAAGTTCTCTGGCCCTACTAACAACATCTAAAATACCTTCCGGATCTTCTGGTATTATCTCTTTTCCTATCTGCCTCATTTCTTTATACAAATCAGTAAGATATTCAGGAGGGTCTTCGTCATCACGGGTAAATTCCTCATACATATTATAAAAATTTGAAGCTATATCTAACCATTCTTGTTTTGATTTCTCTACACTAGATTCAAATCGTTTCTGTCTTTTATTTACTTCACCTTTCTTTGCGGGCTTAAATATATCCTCGTTTACAGGGTCTAAAAAATTAAAACTGAGTATTCCTGCTGACCCATCAGGAAATTCTACTGTCGCATATGGTTCGTTAGGAGTAAGGGCAATAATCTTACCAATAGTGCCTTTATTTATAAGCTTAGTTAAAATCTTTTGGGTGGTTCCGTCGGTGTCGGTTTCATAGTCATAGAACCCCTCATCAAACTTTAGTTTTACCGTTGTTCCTATTGGAAACTTACCGGTAAACTCTTTATTACGATTTTCTATTTCTTCCGGTTCAGCGGGTTCAAATATATCTTTCTCGTTAAGACCGGCCATCATAGTATTGATAACAGCCTTCTCTTCGTTCTCTGAATGATTCTTGAAGTATTCAACCTGCCGTAGTCTTTTAACTGCTCCGGCTTTAGTATCGGAGGTGCCGAGGTTCTTTCCTTTATGTGATTGAACCTGCCACTTGCTACCTACCTTTTTAATGACTTCATCCAATACCTTCTCAAACCTAATCTTCAAGCTCATCTTTCATATCCTCTGCCAATTCCATTATTTCCCAAGGGTCCATTAATCAGTATCCTTTTGGACATTAATATCCATTATGTCACTATCAATCATCTTTGCTTGGCCGTCAGCCACCAAATCCTTAGCTTCACTTTCGTCTATAGCTTCTATCCTATAATACTCGTCAACACTGACGGTTACAATGAACCTCTGTCTGGGGGCTTCTCTCTTCCGCTTATCTATCTCAGAAGGCCCGGCAGGTTTGAATATATCTTGTGTTTTATCGTATAGTCCCATATTTACATACTCTCAAAGTTTATTATTGGAGCTTTAAGCAACAACTCTACACCGGCTTCTACGGTGGTCTTTAACGCGCCGCCTATCACTACATTCTGTGCGGCCGCTATATTAACGTTCTTATCAGTATATATAGTCACACTGCCTTTAACAGTTAGTGAATATGTTCCACCGATATTCGTTACCATATTCTTTTTAGCGTCTATATTCTTGTTCCCTTTGATAGTTTCTTTGGAATCCTTACCAATATGTTCTATCTTATCCGCTCCCACAACCTCACGCATAGTCTTACCCGTAGTGGTAGTCTTATCGTTGTGTATGGTTTCGGTCATACTATCGTGAACTACAATATGCATACAATTCTTTGTAGTATCTATCCAGATATAATTATTGTTCTTATCCCTAATCAATATACATTCAGAATCTTTCTCATCTACTAAATGGACTATGGCTCCTTTCTTAGTTGTTAAACGAACTCCCCTGTTGTCTATGCCATTACCACCCACACTACCTTTAGGCCATTCAGCATATCCGGTATCGTCTATTTCTATCGCACTACCGCAAGGAGACTTCCAAATATAATTTAAAGGTTCCGGAGAGAAGTTAGCATCCTCAACTGCCGAAGCCTTGTCCATACTTAAATAGCAAGAGTTAAGTTCTTCCTGGCCAGCCGTGTTCTCAGTAAGGTTCTGTCCGACCTCTTCTAATGTCCTGGCCGGAGTTTGGTTCCTGTATGGCAGGGGACACTGCGGGCCGAAAACATATTCAGAAGTACTACCGGGGTCGTCACTACTACCCAAAAGATAATCTACACTTCCGTTTGAAAAACCTTTTATCGCATCTGCTTCCGTTATGCTTCCTCCGGAAACTTTAGTCAGTAAGTTATTAACCTTAGTAACCTGGTCAATAGCTTTACTTACGCCTGTCATTGCGGTTACAGTACTTAACCCGTTCTGAACTCCTTTGTCTATGTAAGAAAAGGCAGCGTTGACTAATCCAGTAGGAGCGTTAGCACAAGCCATCTGAACTGCGGACCCCAGATTACCGGAAATCATATCAGATTTTAAAGATACTAAACCATCGGATATAAGTTTAGGACAACCAGCAACAGCACTTTGCATAGGAGCTAATATACTGGATAGAGTGCTTGTAATATTTCCTATCGCACTATTGATAATAGTCTGCGCCGACTTACCGGCTGCTATGACAGGGAATATACTGGTCCAAGGAACATCAACATTACTTGCCACAGTGTCTATGATAGTAGTAAGAGCTGGACCTGCCACAGAGTCAACACTTAAACCAAAGTTTGACCCTATGTCAGATTGCCCCGGAATCTCCCCTATTTTGCCTTGTATCAGGGTTTCCATTGAACCTTTAGAGAAACCTGCTATACCGTCGTTGCATACCGAAGAAAGCTTCCCTAATGCTTGATTTGAGTAGTTTTCTTGTAGTTTTTCGGCATTATCGCATAGGGAACCAGTGGTTAAAGCCCTAAACTTGCTACCGGCTGCCAAAGTCTTCTCTATCTCATTAGGAGACCCTACGGCAGGACTGGTCTTCTTTCTGCTCTGCCAAGCACCTAGTATTATGGGGTTTTTGAGGTCTCCGTCTATAAATGTGACCATAACGTCCGAACCGATAGGAGGCATAGCAAAGAAACCGTAGTTCTCACCACCTCCAAACGGCATAAGCATAGGGGCAAAGAACACGTCCCTTGCCTTAACGTCCTTTTCGTGTATACCGGTAATGTTAATGCCTATGTTACCACTTCTATACGGGTCTTTTAATGTAACTACCTTGGCAGGAAAAATCTCGTATGTTTCCTGATATCTTTTACGGTTCAACGCAAGATCAATTTTAGTTCCTGCCCCGACCGTTGAGTCTATATTACCTAATCTCTGATACTGGTTCATTTTTATCTCCTATCCGCAGGCTCGTCCATAAACGGAAAACGCATTTGCATCGGATCTGTATTTGGATCCGGAGGGTCTTTAACTATCTCACCACCGGAATCATACCACCTTTCCATATCGTCAACCATCTGGTCAAAGTCACCACTTTCATATCCCATAGTGTTAGCGATCTCCTGCTTGGGGTCTCCGATGCTTAACACCCCCCAAAACGATTCAAAGTCTCCTTCCATAACCTTACTGTCCATTACCACATACTGGGCCTGCTCATAATTGAATACTACGTATGAGAAGTTACCCCCCCAGAAATAAGCGGGGTCCTCATTACCGGAATATCCTGAATACTCAATGAGAGCTCCCTTAATACTCTTAATCCATTCCTCGGCTGTCTTTCCACTCTCGTTATATTCCTTTGTCATAGAGGGTATCTCTTCAAGATACTCCTTGGCAACCTCGTCTTCGTCATAGTTGATTATTACTTCTGCCCCGTGCTTTAACCAGATCTCACTACTCTCTTGCGGGTCGTGTTGGACTCCCTTTACAGCTCCATATCCTTTAGCTAATACTTCAGCAGGGTCTATGTGCTGTAAGAAAGGAAAGGGCCTACCAAGTTTCCACTGGTCGTATGCCCTGTTAGCCAGGTCTTTCTGGGTAGCGGGCTTAAAGATATCCTCATATATTTTCTTGCTAAGACCTTCCATCAATCTCTTCTCACGCATAATAGGTTTAAGCACCAATTCCAACAGCCTCTTAGCCGGGTAGTCTATCGTGAAGTCCCCCACTACTTCCTCACTTCTGGAATAGACATCACGCAATACCATAGTCTTTCCGTCCTCGTATACCCATACAGCGAAGGGAGTATGCTGGTCAGCCGGACGCTGCGGCTCTGTAATAAAGGCTTCTATAAAGAAATCCCCCTCCTCGATTATGTCGGAACGAATCTCTACCTTGGGGAATGCTTTCTTAACCATATCAAGTAGTTCCTGGCCATACTTAATATAAGGACGGCTCATCAACTCTTCTTTACGCGATGCTACATCCTGCGAACTGGCTGGCTCAAAGATGTCTTCTGTAAGTTCCCAAGGACCCCAGTGCTTAGCTTTCAGCATAGTAATACCCATCTGTTCTGCCGTATACTTCTTCTCCACCTTAGCCCCCAACAGGCGCTCATACGCATCCCAAGGCAACTCTAAATCCATTACAGGGTCATAGACCATCACCATAGGATACTTGCCTACCTGGGTCTGTTTCTCTGTCCACGCGTGCTGTATAGTGTATCCGTCCTTACGGGTGATAGTACCGTGTACCAGTTTATAATCAGGGTGGTCCATTACATACCTGCCGGATAGGATATAGCACTGGCCGAGCTTCTTCTTATCTATGGCTTCCTGCAACTTAGGGAACCCCTTTTTCCTGGTCAACTTATCTATGAAGGCATATACGTCTTCCTTATCACCCTCAGACATAGGGATATCCCATACCTTATGGAGTCCCTTCTCACCCCCGCCGGCTACCCCACCACCAAGCAACACCTCTATAAAGTCGTCCCCTGTATGTATTACTATCGTCCTCTTACCCCGCTTCTTTAAATGCAGGAACCTCTCAGAGAACTTAACCAGTGACATATCAGGATACTTCTTAGGCAGGACTTCCTTCAGATCGTCCAACAGGGCATTAGCTATACCGACCGTATAATCTTTGCGGCCCTGTATCTCCTTATCCCCGGCTGGCTTGAATATATCTTCCATTACTTACTCCCATATAAACAATAAGACTTGTCGTTACTGGTTCTCCACTTATGTATCCATCTGAGGAATGGGACAAACCTCGGCCTGCATCCTGTCTTAATCCATAGTTTCCATACAAGGGAATGCAGTCGTTGTATCATTAAGCTCCCCACTCCTGGGCAATATCTTCCCAGTACATATCCCAATACATTTCTTCCGGCATAGTAGTTCCCGGGTCGTTGCCGAACTGTTCGCTGTCGTAATCCTTAGGGTCGTAGTCAGGTGGGTTAAACACCGCCATATACCACGCCTGTCCTTCTTTGGTCAGTGATCCACGTATCTGTATGTTAAACCCCTCAAGGTCATAACTCTCACCCTCTGTATTACCA